TATGACTGCATCAGTAATCGTGTGTTTTAGTGCCAGCAATCTAGTAGCAGTGGCAGATCAGATCTCCGGCAAACGATTTATTTTTGCTGATAACGATGAGAGCAAAACAGGCCAAACATCAGCAGAAGCTACCGGATTGCCATGGACTATGCCTGATACAGTGGGCTGGGATGCCAATGACTTGCATACAAGGGAAAGCCTTTTTGCTGTTGTTTCTAAGATTATGGGGGTGTTGACACCAGCCTAGGAAGTTGCGGTACAATTTGTTTGTCGGAGTTGGATCTGATAAAAGTTACGACCCCTTAAGTGGGTGTTCTGATGGGTTCAAATAAATATTCGTGAGGATATATCTATTTGGATCCTATCCAATACAGAACATCCTCTTAAGGGGTTTTTTGTTTTATGGCCTATCTCCGACCGTCGTGATGGACGCTCACCTACAGTAGCATCACGAGGAAATCCTTACTACGGGAAAGACGCTGAGATAGGGAAAGGGGTGGCGAAGATAGTGCCCCTGCGTTGAACGACTGTCGAGACAAGCGGCTCCGAATAGCATCTTGTAAAGGCTCATCCCCTCTTCTTGGGGAGGGCTGAGACTGCCCACCAAACAGCATCAAAAAAGTTAACAGTAAGTGAAGGATAAGTTAACAGTAAGTAGAAAATAACTTAACAGTAATTGATTAAGATCAAAAAATGACCCTATTTTTTTAATTTGGATTTCTAATTCCATGTTAGACTTTTAACAAATTTTCACAGGAGAAATCATGGATCAGTTGGAAGAGTTTCACTACTTTAGCTCACCAGTCTACGCAGTTAAAACACCGCAGTTCCTAGACCCTATTCGTAAGGTCAGCAAAAAATATTTAGAAAAGTCCAAATGTCGTCACAAGGGTAAGAACCCAATGACATTGATGACTCAAGACTTCTCCGCAGATCCTGATGCCGCAGACTTTGCCGCATACGTCTCACAGACAGCATGGAACATCTTGAACTCACAGGGTTACAACGTAGATAACATCGTGACGTACTTTACAGAGATGTGGACTCAAGAGCACAACTTCCATTCCAGCATGGAGCAACATATCCATGGCGGTGGAGTACAGATCTGTGCGTTTTTCTTTTTGCAAGTGCCTGAGAATGCCTGCAAGATGGTGATCTACGATCCACGCCCAGCCAAGGTAATTATTGGTTTACCACCGAAGGACAACAACGCAGTGACTCTAGCGTCCCAGCAGATCGTATTTACTCCGGAAGAAGGCTCACTCATCTTCACCAACTCATGGTTGCCGCATTCATTCACACGCAACTTCAACAAGAACAAGGCAGTGCATTTTGTTCACATGAACTTGTCAGTAGCACCAGCACCAGTAGAGAACGATTCAAATGTGGAGGTCATATGAAATACAGAATTAGGTACAACAAAACCGCAGGCCAACCCGGTCGTGGAACTGAACTACACAAGTGGCGTGTGTTCGATGAGAACAACAAAGAACGTCTATGCAAACAAGTCATTCTCAAAGCTTTGGCTTGGACTGAAATCGATCCCAGTGGAGTTGACTGGAACATGGTCAGCGAAGGCGATATTCACATCAATAAAGAAAATTCTATTATTACCATTCTCTAATTTTATGTTAGACTCTTCTTACCACGATTTGTGGGTTTACTAAGGAGAGTCACATGAAAGCGTTTCCAATACCGGAACACACCAAAAAAGATTATGAATTTCCACCTCAACATGAGGGGATGGATTTACGAGATTACTTTGCCGCTAAAGCGATGCAGGGATTTTTCAGCATTTACGGAAACATAAGAGTTGACAAAGGCAATACCAAAGTTAAATTTATTGCTGAAAATTCTTATGTATTGGCTGATGCAATGATGAAGGCTAGGAATGACTGAAGAAGAATTAGAAAAGGCAGTCATTCGCCATGCAAGAAGACGCAAGACTTTCCAAGAAGAAGGCCTTAGCGAAAACGATGCATGGGATCTTGCTGAACAATTATTTGAAAGGGACATAGATCCCTTGGATGACCGTCGTGTTTGCTTTGAATGCGACAACTACAACACGCTCAAGAAAACCTGCAAAAAGCTAGTAGACAAGATGGGTTATCAACAGCGACCACTGCGATTCATACTTCAACGGTGTGAATTCTTTCAACTGAAAGGGAAAAAATAATGTTATCGGACGACTTCGCATACTGGCTTGGAATTCATGGAAAACCTGACATCCTGCCAAACCAATCAATCTCCATTGAAAACATCATGGATCGGGTATCAGAGGCTGATCTAATCAGCGTTCTATTCTATGGCAAGGATGATCTAGCACTAAAGGCTTTAAAGGAGCTCAAGAGCCGTTTTGAAAGCGAGCTCAACGCTTTAGATGAGATGGTTCAGCATCAAGCTAGAGACAACGAAATGGAGATGGAAAATGCTAACGATTGGAATTGATCCGGGAGCGTCTGGGGCTATAGTAATTTTGGATGATGGCGTGCCCATCGAGTGGACAGCAATGCCTACCTACAAAATAGGTAAATCAACTCGTGTCAATGCATCAGAGCTGACTTACTTTTTAGATCATGGCGTTCATGTGGATCATGTCTACATTGAGGATGTACATGCTATGCCGGGCCAAGGTGTGAGCTCAATGTTTAACTTTGGTCATAGCTGTGGAACCGTGATGGGCGTGATTGGTGTACTAGGCTATGCACACACCATGATCACTCCACAGAAGTGGAAGAAAGCCGCAGGATTGATTGGCACAGATAAAGAAGCCGCTAGAGCTCGTGCCATCCAGTTATGGCCTGAATGGCGTGCACTGGACACTAAAGGCAAAGGTCAAGCACTGGCTGATGCCGCATTAATTGCGAGGTATGGAAAATGAGTGATTGCGTAGAAGAAGTAGGAATTGTAGGTATCAACTACAAGGGTATATCGATCAGCATCAAAACAAAAAAAGATAACACTGCGATTACTTTTGAAGTAGGCCCTGAAATTAAAGATTATTTGACAAATCCAATGAAGATTGATGATGGAAGAACAATAGGCCAAGCCAATCGTGATGGCCTTCACGCCCGTCTAGATGCATTGCTGGACGCAAATTTGGAGTAACCATGGATAAGCTAAAAGCCATTTTGTTTTTAATTAAATGCGTTGCATGGATCTCATGGCAAATAATTTTGGGCCGCAAATGGAACATGATCCAAGTAAACCTAGAACAACCCAATGGAAAAAGATTGCATGTAACTTATCAAAAAACCTTTAAAGGTTATGAGCTACATCAATGGATGCAAGAAAGGTATCCTGAAAAATGAATCAGAAAGACATTAACGACGCAGTAGATTACCTATACACCCATGGTAAGAAGTACGCAGAAGCCAAGGCCCAGCGTACCTACCTTGAGGAGTACCGCAAAAGCCAAAAGGCTATGCTGATGAAGACAGCTATGCAAAACGGCGTAAAGACCGTTGCGGCGGCTGAAATAGAAGCCTATGCAGATGCATCTTACCTAGAGGTGCTAAAGGGCCTACAGGCGGCTGTAGAAGCCGAAGAGACACTCAGATGGGGATTGGTATCAGCTCAGGCCCGTATTGAAGTTTGGAGGTCTACAGAGGCCAGCAATAGAGTCATGGACAGGGCGGCAATGTGAACAATAGTTTGACGAAGAAAGAACGTGAATGGATTGGACGGATCAAGGAGTTACCTTGCTCAGTCTGTGGACAGGAAGGCCCCAGCGATGCCCACCATATCAAGCAAAGCTGTAGTTATGCGGTCGTAGCCCTGTGCAAGTCATGCCATCAGGGGTCAAGAATGGGTTGGCATGGGGAGAAAACTGCTTGGCGTATAGCCAAAATGGAAGAAATTGACGCTTTGAACGTCACATTGAAGAATTTATTTGCTCAAAAGCAACAATATTAGGGTTTTCCTTAGAAAAATAAATCAAAAAAGACTTGCAAGACTCTAACTTTCTGTTACAGTCTTACTTACTGCAACGTCGCAGGTTTATTTAAGGAAATGAAAATGATCACAGAAATCCAAGCAAACATCCAAGCTCTCGCAACTGTCGAGTCATTGGTAAACGAAATCGACGCATTGTATGTGCTCGATCAAGAAGCCAAAGCATTGGCTGACAAAGTTAAAGCAATGAAGTCCGACATCGCCAACAAGTACGGCGAAGGCAAACACGCTGGCGAATTGCACAGCGTAGAAGTTAAGTTGGTTCAAGTTTCCGGCACAGTTGACTACGCCGCTTTGTGCGTTGAGTACGGCATTACAGAAGAGACACTCAACAAGTTCCGCAAAGAAGGTCGTGCTGACATTCGTGTTTCACCTAAAAAATAATTCATGGGGCTTCGGCCCCATCTTTACTTGGAGAATCAAATGACAACAGCATGGACTAAAGAAAACGTAGTAGTGATGCACAACGACTACGACAACACTTGGACAGTTAAAACCATTCCATTGACCTACCTACAAGCTGTACGGTTTGTAATGGCTAAACGCTGGAACTACGCACTTAACAAAGGCACAGTCAAGATCGTGACCTTAGATCAACTTGAAAATATGGGAGTCGCATAATGTACGGATCACTAATTAATCGCCTGCAAGAACGCATGGTAGTCGGGGCTCCGGCCCCAACAGTTGGCATGGGAGTCACGATGACTTCCTACTCTGATCGCCACGCTGGCACCATCATCAAAGTAGAGAAGGCAGGCAAGGGCTTGCTAATCCACGTCCAGCAAGATAATGTAAAACGTATCGACAGCAACGGGATATCTGAAAGTCAGGACTATGAGTTCTCACCAAACCCTAACGGCCCTGTGTATTACTACAAGCAAAAAGAACCTAATTGCCGCTGGGTTCAGATGTACATCAATCCTGAGACTGGTAGATTTAACAAAACAGATGCCGGGGGTTTATTTGTAGGTGAGCGTGACGAGTACTACGACTTTTCTTTTTAAGGAGGCAGTATGCATAAAGACAATGATCACATTTGGACATC